CCCAGCGTATTCTCCAGTTGTTTCTGTTTACCGGCATCCGTCCTTGCCAGTTCGGCATTCATCTCGCCTACATTGTCGCGGATGACTTGGGCCAGCATGGCAGCACGTTCCGATTCGGTGCCATATTGCAGTACTTTCTTCTGTGCCTCCGTAAAGGTGACGCCCACCCGTTGCAATACGTCTACCTGCCCCTGCATGGCCTTGCCCATCATGTTGCCGATTCCTACGGCATCCTGGTTGGTGGCATTCAGCCCCTTCTGCTGGGCAAGCAAATTATTCATGGCGGGAATAAGCGAATCAAGGCTCGCTTTCTCGTTCAAGAAAGTGGCCATTTGCTGGGCACCGCTCAGTTGTACCTCATCGCCTATTACTCCCAATGCCTGCTGGGCAGAAGCCAGGTCTTTAATACTTTGTATCTCTTCGTCAGTGGCAGACATGCGTTGCCGCATCACGGTCTGAAGTTGCGTCTCCGCAACGAGCTGTACCTGGTAAGCATCGGTCAGTTCCTTGCATACACCGAACAGCTGCTGTATCGATTGGCCAAGCATATCAGCCGCCTGTGCCGCCTGCGCCCAATCGACGATACTGCGTTGCGCCTTTGAAACCTCCTCAGTAACCTGTTGCACTCCTTTTCGTAAGTGCTCCGTATTCACACCCACCGTCTTGATGACCGAGGATGCTTCGTCCTTCATCCGTATGGAAAAATCCAAATAATTATCCGCCATATCAAAAAATAATGTTACCTTTGTAAACAATCAAATCAATAAGCCATGTCCGAACTTATTCAATCCCTGTTGAAGTTGCCTCCTTATTTGCTGGCACTTTATATCATTAGCGCTGCTTTTGTGGTCATATTTGCCATCTTGCTGTTTGTACCCCGGAGGAATAGGATATGATGCTGGCTGACTCTACATCCCCGCCTTCCTCTTCAGTTCCTCAAACCGTTCCCTCGTACTTTCCTCCGCCGATGCCGTAGCTTTCCGCTCCGCATCCCACTCGAACCTGCACACATCCGTCACCTTCAACGCTTTTTTACTGTAAGGTTGCAGCACGCAGCACGCCAGGAACCGGGTACGTTCCCAAGGTTCGCGCATCCGCGTCTGCTCCCAACTTTTATAAATGCAGAAGAACTCGTGGGGAGTACAATGGCAGAATTCCATCAGGCTCATCCCTATACTCCCCACGGCTATACCCGTCAGTTCTTCGATGCTTGCGGAGCCGTCTTCTTTTTTTTTGAGTCTCCGGCATCCTGCTGCATGGTCTCCACAAAGTCGGTCAGCTTGTCCATCTCCAGGCCGTCGGCAAATTTGTCGAGGTCCAGATCGAACGGTACATTGTCCGCATTGCAGGCACTTGCTACACAACAGAAGAGGAAGACCACCATCAGGCTTGCTTCCGTAGTCATCTCGCTCACTTCCATGCCCGTTTCCTGCTTGAAGCGGCGCATAGCCCCCATGGTCATGCGCATAGGGTACTCCTTACCATATACTTGAATCTTCTTCATAGCATTATCCTTGTACGGTACCGTCTACTTTCGCTTCGTCGATGGTCACCACTCCGGTGTTATCGAAGGTAGCGTTGTAAGTTGTATCATCGCCTGCCGGAGCAGCTTCTTCCAGAGAAGAGATGATAAAGTTGCCACTCATGTAGGGAGCAGCATCACTGCCGCGGACAAAGCCTTTGAGCTCTACGGAGCCGCCTACTTTCCACTTGGCAAGCAGTTCCTTCATGCCGTTTTCCTCTTCACCATAGAAGCGGAGACCTTCACACTTCACCTGGACACTGAGCCCCGTCACGGTTTTTTCCTTGAACAATCCGGCATTGGCTGCCGATTCTGCCGAAGCGGGTTTCACCGCACGGTCTTTCGTTTCACTGTTATAAGTTGTGGTGTGACTCGTACAGTGTCCGCACGCTTTACCGCCAATGCTCATCAGCAGGTCACTACCGTTTACATATCCTTGTTTTGCCATAAATTCTATTGACTTTTGATTTACGATTTATGATTTATTCAGGCGCTGTTTAAAGAGCCTGTAAACGATGATTAAAGAGAGGGCTATTAGCAGTAACCTACCTGCCCATATCTGAAACCATTGCCAGCCGGTTGGCTCATGCACCACCTGCGGAGGAGGTTCTTCCACTTCCTCACCGGTTTCATTTCTTATGCGCGTAATTTCTTCCCGGAGGGCGATTACTTCACGCGCCAGGCTGTCGCAGGTCGAAGTGAACGTTAAGGTATCACCGCGTCCGCGTACCACGCTTGCCGTGGCCTGCCCGCTTCGCGCACTATATCCCGCGCCTTCCGGCAGCACGGCCAGTTGGCTCATCGGCAAGGTCATCCGCGCTTCGCTTGCCGGTACCGGTAGAAAGGTCAGAACGGATTGTCTTACGCTTTGCAGGCTGTCGAGGACGGTACTCTTCACCACTCTTGTCGGACTTTTGCAACTCATCGCGCACAGGACAATTAGCAGAAAAACGACAATTGTTAGCCTTTTCAACGACACGCCTGAGTTTGGCGAGTTCTTTTCTGATTGCATTAATTTCTTGTTTTAAAGGTTCCACGATATCATCCATCAGAATTTGCATCGCCTTCTGAACGTTGTCCAGTTCGCTACTACGGGTATTTACCTTCGCCGCCTGTACTTCTTCCTTCAGCTTTTCTACCTCCTGGATGTATTTCCGTCTGTCTATGTACATCTTGAATCCTCCGGCTCCTATGGCAACCGTAAGGATACCACATATCAGCTTCAAGATTTCAAGTGTATCCATTTTATTCCTCCTGTTTAGAGTAAGTTCCAACCCGCTTCCACATCTGCCGTCACAGCGGGAATGCCATTCTCTACCTGAGAGACGGCTGCCGCAAAAGCGCACATGGTTGCTTTATCATTCACATCAGGCACATAGCTGTCTGGTACCTGCATTTCCGTGCACACCCGCCGGATATAACCCGATGTGTTGTTCTCCACGGGCGGCGCCCATCGGTTGATGAAGTCCGCCATCGTCCGGCAACCGTTCATCCTGCGATAGTTCTGCAACAGCTTGATGAGAGCTCGGTAACCGTAGGCCATCGTTTTG